TAATGTATCTAGGAGTGTAAGCTGATGTTACTGGTGGTCGAGCAGAGTGTGGAATCCTGCCATCAAATGATACTACTCTCCCAGGTCTAGGTTGAACTGCTTTAATAATGTTATCGTCAAGGTCATAAAAAATAGTCTCGCCACCCCAGTCACGATACCATTCATCATTTGTATAGAACATAACAGTTCTATTCTTAGCATCGATGTTGTCTATATGTGCTGTAGGTCTATCCATAGTCCTTAGCATATTAGTATAAACGTTTCCCAAAGTTTCGTATGGAGGGAGGTCGCAGACGACTGCAAGACCATCATAAAGAGCTTGACAAAGTGACTCGTCATCTTCATTACACTCAGGCGCACCTTTATGAATACGAGTCCAATACAATTTCTCTGCTTTAAGATTCTGATCGCGAATAGAATTCCTTAGCTGTTGCTTGGTGAACTCTTCTTTATATTGTTCTAGTTCCTCTGGAGTTCTCTCAACACGTAGAAACTTTTTACTGTGCTCTAGTGTATCGCTATCATTAGTACGAGCAAGAGTATAAAAGTTTTTAGAAAGGTACTGAAATATTTCTTTAATGGCACGTTGGTCCAGAACACCATCATACACTTTAATATCATTTAGGAATTCCATTCAAGTGCCTCCGCGCAAATAGGAAATTGTTCGATGAAAAGTTTCTTGCAAGACTCAGCTACATCCATATGTTCTTTCTGCGTACCATTAGCAGTCCTCAGAGTTATATAATGGATCCACGAACGACACGAGCCTGTCATATAGATTTTGGTTGGTACTGCCAAAGGAAGCACAAAACGTGAACATTCCTTTGCAATCCCTACAGAAAGCATATGCTGATAAAGATCCATAGCAGAATCAAAGTGACGCTCAATAGCAATCTCAAGTTCCTGCTTAACAAAAGGATCTATATCATCAATACTATTCTGACGATTCTTTGTATCCTGACGACGCAATTCAGGTAGAGGGATTTTATCTGCCAGCATAGAACTGTCAGCATACCGTTGAGAAAACTCTTGGAATGTGAAACTCCTATGCCTCAGAATTTGAGCTGCGATTCCCCTAGTGGTTTCAATCTCCAGGGTCATTGTCGATTGCTCAAAAACAGACCAGTGGTTGTGCTTGATACAATACTTCAATAGACCTGCAACCTTAGGGTTGTCCTGGTTTGCAGGGTTACTCACCCTCGCTACGTACCCCATCATCTTCTCAGCATCAGGGGTGATAGAAACTAATTGTGCGTTATTCATTTAGATAAGCGAAGGCGATAAACTCCAGTGTCGATTACACTAGGTACAAAGTTCATTGAGATTGAAACCCTACGGATATCATCCGTAATAATTTCGGTCTCGTGAGTAAGGTTACTACTCCAGAGAAAGAGTATACCCTCTTTAGGCATCATAGTCAAGGTCTCACTGTTCCATTGGTTTGGTTTCCTAGGATTGGGTGAGAGGTATGGAGAAGTTTTCTCTTTAGAAAAATGGGTAAAGGTTATCCCAGGAGAGCCTTCAGGAAAGTTTAGATAGAATGTACCAGAGACAAAACAATTAGAATGACTATGCTTATACTGCCAACCATTCTTTCGCTGAACGTTTACCCAACACTCCGTGATGAAGTGCTCCTCAGTTACGTTCCAATTGTATACGTTCTGAGTAAAATCTGTATATGATTCCGATAGAAACTCTTCAAACTCTTTGATGAGAGGATGATCTTCATCTAGAAAGCTATTACCAGATGTATTCCAAAAATGCAGGAGGTCATTACTTAAAGGACAACCATCGACTCCGTGTTCAACGGCTCTCTTCGCCATCAACTCACGGGTAAGATCTTTCAGTTCTGCAAGCTTATCTGCATCCCATTTATAAATTCCCAACGGTGTGGAAAACATAGGTACGATCTGTTCTCTCATTACGAATCTCTAATAACACGATAGTGATATGCTCCTGCTGTAAACACAGAAGGAGTAAAGTTCATAGACACAGAAACTCGTGGTTCGTCACACGTAGTTGTATCCGTGTAGTGAGCAATATTAGATGGCCACAATACCAAATGACCTTCAAGACAATTTACTATGTGAGCAGTTGCATTGAATACAGTATCATCAGACTGGTCAAATCCAATGTAAGGACGGTTAGCACTAAGGTTGGTGTGAGTTAAGACCAGGGGAGCAGCTCCTTCAGGCATACTCACGTAATATGTACCAGATACAAATGAATTTGCGTGAGAGTGGATGACTTGAGATCCACCTTTTTTAGTAATGTTCACCCAACAATCAGTAACGAAAGGAACTGGGTTTGCGTTCCATCCACATACACCCATAACATAATCTTTGTAAGCAGACTTCAAGAAGAAATCAAACTCCTTAAACACTTCTACTTCTGGGTTATCTTCTAGAAGATGTTCACCAGCGTGCTGATAGAAATGATATAGATTCTTTTTGTAATTATTTTCACCAGCTCTAGGTTTCTTTACCGCAGTCCGAATAGCATTCTTAAATTCTTCCTGCAGTCCTTCAGGAAATTTATAATAACCAACTGGCGTAGAGAAGATAGGTTCAATGTGAACTCTATCTACACTACGGTATTCAACATCAACATTCATACCCAAATCCTTTCTGTGCTTTTTTACGAAGTTGTTTTTCTTTTAATTGTTGTTTAGCAACTCCAAGTTGCTTTCTCATATACATTATTTCTTCATCAGTATAGAGATGAGGTTTAACGTCAGCTAATTTAATTGCTGCCTTCGCCAAACGAATTTGATCCTTCAGTCTTGTCATTGTAGTAAGCGTTGTAGTAAGAGACGATTCCGCTAGAAATCCTATGTCCTTGGGAAACCCAATCGTGGCAACACTCATAAATTGATTGCGCATTTTGAGGGATTGTAACACTACCATATTTGCTCAGCAAAATTAGTAGACATTCTTCTCTCAGTTTTAGTTTCTCTTCGGAGTAACGCCAGTCGTTATCCATTTTCATCCTCGTTTAAAGTGTCAAGAACATCCTCATATTGAACTTGAAGATAACTAGGGCTACCATTCTCAGGCAGGCTATAACGTTCGGGATCAGAATAAATTTCAGACTCCAGTGCACTGACCAGTGACTTAAGATTCTTCAGGATTAGCTTGAGACGTTCCCTGTTAGGTTCCATAGGACTAGTATGTTTGAGTATATATTAGCATAAAAAAAGAGGGGTTGCAACCCCTCTCAATGTAAGTATTGTCCAAGCAATTACTTGGTGTACGTTTTACCACGATAGCAGAAAGTCCCGTGAGACTCTTTGCTTTCTACACAACGGGTATCATACTTAACACCACGATATGAGGTGTGGGTAATCTGTGCGTTGTGAAGTGCAGATGCTTTGTTGATCTGCTTCTTGATCAAGTTGAGTGAATTCAACATTTGGTTACTCCTGAAAGTAGAGGGTTTTTAATCCCCGTTCCTTCAGTCGTGTGCGTCCCAATACCATTGGCATTCTGGCGATGAGTCCTTAAGGGTCTCAACCAACTCAACCTTAAGCTGATTGTTAAGGTTGGTATTGTTCTCAATCTTCAGCATAATAGCATCAGTTTGAGTACAAGTGAGTGTTGTGTAGAATAGTACTTCTAGCATTAGGATGAACGGCTCCGTTCCGCGACTTACTTGCGTCCCCCTAGGGGGATGAACGTACAGACATTATACTATGTCCTATATTATTTAGTCAAGTGTTTTGGTATGAAGATACGAATTACTTTCTATTGCCCCACTGGACGTTAGGAAACGCATCCCTGACTACGTTCTCGGTGATTCTGTATTTTGTTTTAAGTTTTTTATCCTTTGCCAAGCAGACAACCTCAGCTTCAGACTCGTGTAACCCCTCCAGGAGACCCACAAACATCGACTCCCGCTTGAGAGCAGGAAGACTATCACCACCACCCTTCACGAAGTAACGGAGGATCCTATGCTCAGTACTGAGGCGTGTGTGCTCTGTACCCTCAGGCACTTCGTTTGGTTTGTAAGGAACGTTACCCTCAGGAAGATTTGACTCAATACTGGGATCGTAATTGATGATCAAGATCTTGCGAAGAGCTTCGCTGTTATTCTGTTTTAGAAGTTTAACCTTTTGTTCCTTGGTCTTAGCATTGCTCACTTTTTGGAGCACTTCAGATACTAATAGTTCAGCCATAGTAAAATAATTTTCTAATATTTAGTCTTCTTCCTCAGCCCATTCATTATCGAATGTTAGAGAAAATAGTTCGCCAGTATAGGGTCTGCCGTTGGAATCATACATTTCTGGATGGTCATATGGTTCTTCATCGTTACCGCCATTCATAGCAAAAACAACATCATTACCAACCCATCCAATAATAGTACCTAAGACAAAAAAGATGATGCAAGAAACCGCGCTAAAGAATAGCACAATGGATACTGACACGAGTTACTCCTGTGGTTTTTTCTCCCACTCTAGTGACATACTAAAAAAGAATGTTTTGCGGAAGAGTTTAATTGAGGGATTAAAAGCGAACCCCGTACGCTCTATGGGTTCTTGAGGTTTTTTTGCCCTCCTTAGCATCAATTCTATGCCTTTATTTATCGGAGAGGTCACACCAATCCTCTAGATTGAAACAGCTTTGCAGCGTCTACTAGTCCACCAACATTCTTCCCTTCAAATACTATTTGAGGAAACGACACAGAATCTTTATCGAGGATATCTTTGATCTCCTCATCAGTAAAATCTTCATCAAGCTTCATTTCGACATAATCGATATCAGCACGTGTGAATAATTCTTTAGCGAGGGTGCAGTAGTTACACCCATCCATTGTATAGATGACGTTAGGCATAGTCAGGTAGGGACTAGAGAAATATTATACCACAAAAAAAGGGAGGTGTCTGGATTTTGCCAGACTCTCCCTTTGCGGCGACGATATACTTTATTTATGAGAAGTGTTTATCCAGGACTTCAATCCTTTCCTCTTCGTGAGCAATGATATCAAGCTGATCTTGGATGGCAGCAAGTACATCAGGGTGCTCACCAATACCTACAGGATTGCGTAGATAAACTTCGACGTTTGTTTTTGCTTTGGAAATGTTACCTTCTGCTTGAGCACGAAGTGATTCCAGCATCATAAGGCGTAGATCGGACATAATAATTTAAATTGTTTTTATATTATGAAGCGATTAATCGCTTCATTTGTTGTATATATCTTCCAGTTTTTCTCTGGATAGATCAACATACATCAACTCTTCACCTGCTTGTGGTGCTTCAGGATGCTTTGGTTTAGGTGTATTCATCTCTACGTTAATAGATTGAATGTTAGCCCACATCATAGCAAAGGCACCACCAGCAATGAGAGCAAAGCATATGAAGTATAGCGTTACTTCAAAACTATTCATTGTGCTCCTTGATACGAAGGTACCATCATACCACCATCTTGATCATCATCATCGTCAGTTTCCTGAGAGATAACGAATAAGATGACGAGTCCTACCCATAGAAGGTATTCAAAATGCATTTATGCCTCCTGTAGTGATTGTACTGTGTTATGAAGCTCTCCAATGTCTAGGAGACCTTCAGCACTGAACCAGGGAGCATTCTCCCAACTAAATCCAACGCCCATTGTGCTATCAGGTGCTACGATGTACCAATGACAAGCTGTGTCTGGTACATCAACAGCGCACTTACTCCAGTCATCGCTCCACTGTGGGACTTGTACCCACATCACCGCAGCAAATATAAAACTGAAGAGTGACTTGATCACAGTGCGTTACCTCGTGGCAGAACTTCTTCTGGGAAAATAAACTGTTCGTGTGGTTGATCAACTGGTGCCAACCAAGCACGCAGACCTTCATTCAAAAGGATGTTCTTTGTATAGAACGTTTCAAACTCAGGATCTTCCGCAGCCCGAATCTCCTGACTAACGAAGTCGTATGCACGGAGATTGAGAGCGAGACCAATAATGCCAATAGAAGAGGTCCAAAGACCCATAACAGGCACAAAAAGCATAAAGAAATGAAGCCAGCGCTTATTGCTAAAAGCAATTCCAAAAATCTGAGACCAGAAACGGTTAGCCGTAACCATACTGTACGTCTCTTCCTCTTGCGTGGAATCGAAAGCCTTGAAAGTGTTTGCTTGTTCTCCATCTTCATACAATGTATTTTCTACCGTTACACCATGAATAGCACTGAGTAGTGCTCCTCCCAGTATACCAGCAACTCCCATCATATGGAATGGGTTGAGCGTCCAGTTATGGAAGCCCTGTAAGAAGAGTAGGAACCTAAATATCGCTGCAACGCCAAACGACGGTGCAAAGAACCAACTGGACTGTCCGAGAGGATAGATGAGAAACACACTGACAAAAACAGCGATAGGCCCAGAGAACGCAATAGCATTGTACGGACGGATACCAATGAGACGTGACAGTTCAAACTGACGAAGCATAAACCCAATCAGGGCGAAGGCACCGTGGAGCGCCACAAAATTCCAGAGTCCCCCAAGTTGACACCATCTGACGAAATCCCCTTGAGCCTCAGGACCCCAGAGAAGAAGAAGAGAATGACCCATAGCGTCAGCTGGAGTGCTAACTGCTGCCGTAAGAAAGTTTGCACCCTCAAGATAGGAACTAGCGAGTCCGTGGGTATACCAGCTCGTAACGAAAGTTGTGCCAGTAAGCCAGCCCCCAATAGCAAGATAAGCAGTGGGTAAAAGAAGAAGTCCAGACCAGCCAATAAAAACGAAACGATCTCGTTTAAGCCAGTCGTCAAGGATGTCAAACCACCCCCTCCTTTGTTGTTGTAGTGTTGACGCGACCATTGTTTGTTTCCTTTAAATGTGTGTTCATTTACCGTAAGTGTCGTAACCAGATTCATCATCAGTTTTCTTAACCTCAGCTGCAATCTCTTGCTCGGTCTTTAGATGATGTGGTTTGTGCTCCCTATCCATAGGTTGCGATTTTGTAGAGTCGTCTCGGGAAAGATTCTTGATAACAAGAAAGGCATCTTTGTTGTACTTACGGGTGCCAATAGGCGATTGCCATTTCTTGTTATAGTCTTCCCCGACATCTATACCAGATACCTGAGTTCCAGCGAGTTCAATAACGATCTGATCTCTGAGCAGATCCCACCCTAGAGTGGATAGCATTTCCCATAATCGTTCTTGAGTAAACCGTTCTCGGTCTACTAAAATGTCGTTCATAACGTGTTCTTCAGGATCAAGTTTACCAATCATAATAATACCACGCAGATAAGGGGAACGATAAGAGTTAAAATACCTATAAAAAACCCCCCCACATATGTGAGGGGGTGAGTACTACCATCAGGCATATCAGCCTACGGTAGGTGCGGTAAGAGCAACAGGAGTTGACTCAGCAGCAGCAAGATCCAATGGGAAGTTGTGAGCATTGCGCTCGTGCATAACTTCCATACCAAGACCAGCGCGGTTCAGAACGTCTGCCCAGGTGTTCAACACACGACCCTGACCATCAAGGATGGACTGGTTGAAGTTGAAACCGTTCAAGTTGAATGCCATCGTGGAAACACCAAGTGCGGTGAACCAGATGCCGACAACAGGCCATGCAGCAAGGAAGAAGTGCAAGGAACGGGAGTTGTTGAATGAAGCGTATTGGAAGATCAGGCGACCGAAGTAACCGTGTGCAGCAACGATGTTGTACGTCTCTTC